CGGCTGACCCGGAGCGGGTAGGAAAGGCATATGAGGGCCTATCTGCGGATTAGGCGTCCGATATTTCAAGGAATACGGATTCGCCAAACTCGGGTTCTGGTGAATCTCTACACGTTCTTATCCATAAGGTTGGATATTCGGGTGGCTGGAAGTCTGTGTTTGCGTAGCCGTCTGTTAGGTAAACAATACATTCCGGTTGTATGTTTTGTTTTTGAATCCAGTCGAATACTGGTTTGAAGTCGGTGCCTCCGCTACCACGTACTTTGAGTTTGAGTGGGAGGTCTTCAGGTTCATATTCTGTGTGGTTGTGTACTCGTGTGTTGCACATGACTACGGTCATTTTGCTTGGCGGGCAGTCTTCCAGGATGGCGTTGAGTTCGCCTTGGAATTGTTTGATTTCGTTGTTGGATACTGAGCAGGAGTCATCGATGGCGATTACGATTTCGCCCATCGATTCTGACCATTGGGATGGTAGGTAAAGGCCTTGGCTGATGTATCGGCGGTTGCCTTTTGCCCAAGAATAGTCGGATTTGTCTGATTGTGTTAGGAAGCGGCGGAGGATTTCTTTCCATTGGACTTTTGGAGCCAGGATATCCATCATGATGTCTTCGATGCCGCCGGGGAGGTTTCCTTGCATTTTGGCGGCTTTTGCCGCTTGCGCAGTTGAGATTTTCCAGTCGTCGTCAAGTTCTTTATCCGACTGTGTAGTCGTTTTGCCTTGACCCTTAGATGGATCGTCTTTACCAGTTCCTCCAGTTGGGGCGTCGTTAATTCCGGAAAAATTCGGCGGGCCTTCTCCATCGCCGTCTCCATCATCATCATTGTCCTCTAGCTTGTTGTAAATGACTTCTGCGGTCATGCCTTTGTATTGCATGTCGCATGGGGATTCAGGCGGGAGTTCGAGGTCTTTGCAGTCGCTGAGGATGATATTTACTGCGTGGTCGCATGCACGATCCCACTTACCTTTATCTCGGTCTCCGCGACGTACGACGTGGCCAAGTGCGCAGTGCATCACGTTTTGTGCGATGCCGCCGACGAGCTGTCGTTCGTTTAGTTCACCGATATTTTCTGGGTTATAGAATAGATTTACCCCGTCTACGTGCATGTGTTTGACGTTGGTTGTCGGGACGTAGTTGAGTTTTAAGGCTAGAGACCCGAAGAACGGGTGGTCTAGGACCAGGTTGGCTTTTGCTTTACGCAGCCCTTCTTGTACGATCTTTGGATCGATTGGTGGATCTTTTTCGCTCATCATATTTCTCCAGTATAGCTAGTTTGTTGGTTCCTACTCTTCGTAAAATCCTGTCGACTATTTTTCGGGGATTGAATTCGCTGGTTGAGTTTCGGTTCCAGCGAGTTCCACAACCAAATTCCCAGTACATGTCGCCGATGTCGCGCATAAGCTTCAGGTTTTTTACAACGTTGACGCCGTCGAGTAGGTTTATTAAGGCTTCGATTTCTGCTTCTTTGTTGCCGTAGTGGTATTGTTTTTGGTTGGGGTCGAGGTGGAACGCTTTGTCGCCAAGTAGGCGTAGTTGGGGCTGAACTATTTTGCGGAAGCGGCGCGTGAGTTTGTGTAGTTCTTTGGTTTTTTCTTTTAGGTCGTCTACATAGATTACGCCTTCTAGGATGTGCCAGTCGCCGTTTGGTTGGAATTCGATTACTGTGTTATCAGTTAAGAAGTTTTTGTTGAGCTGGAAGGTTCTGGTTTTTGTTTTTTTGAGGACGAAGTGTTCGTTTGTTAGGACGTTTAGTATGTCGACTGCCGCTTGGTTTAGGTTGTTGCAGGACATAGTTAGATTCCAGCTTCCGTCTGGGCGGGAAACGATATCGGCTCCGTAATAGATTTTTACGATAATGTTTTCTGTGCCTTGTTGCTCGTGTACGTGCATGAGCTTGCCGTCACGTTTTTGGTTGCTGAGGATTAAGGCTTTGAGGTTAGCGTGGTTCATTCGAGATACTCCTTGACGGCGCTGAATTCTGATAGTCGTTGCATAATGACGCTGGGCGCTAGCGGGTCAGTGGTTAATTTTAAGACTTTTGCAATCGGAAAGTATGACTTAAACCGGTGAACTTCTTTTTGGTTTTCGTCGTAAATGACAAAATAGTCTCCGCGAGGGGGCGGGTATAAAAAAAGTGAAAAATAGCGGCCACCTTTGATTCTTCCTTTTGCGAGTTCGGCTGTAATGTTAATTCCGCTCATATCTTTTCCTCAGATCGGCGATTGGTTTTCTGTTTTTGTCGTCGTAGTTTAGGTTGAGGTTTTGGTGTGCTATCCATGCTTTTAGGCGTGGTCTGGCTACCATCTTTAGTTTGTTGTTTTTATCTAAGAACCATAGTGAGTTGTTGTGTACACGAAAATACTGGGTGCATTCTAGTAATCGAGCTTTTCCCAGTACCGCTTTTATTTCTTTTTCGGTCCAGTCAGGCATGGTTGGTTGGTAACTGTCTGATTATGGCGTCGGTTTTTTGTATTGCGATTTTTCGTATGACGTCGTCTGTTTTGATGGCTTCGGGGCTTAGATTGAACAGGTTGTTTTCAATTTGTTTGGCAATTGCCATGAGTTTTACGTCATCTTCGAAGTTCATTTCTTTGATTTGGTTTACCAGGGTGACGAGGTTTTCGTGAACCGTAGAACGGTATACGCGACGGCTTGGATTTGCAAGTGTCGTGTAGAGCGAATCGAGGCAGGCAGATGTGCGATTCCATAGGTCGTTCGTTGCGTGTTTGGTAGCTGTTGAAAGCCGTTTTTCAAGGTCGTCCTGTAGGTCTTTGAGTTGTTGTTCGGGGATGTCAATTCTGAAGTCTCCCTGGTCGGGTACTGGCGTGATGCGATGTTCGAAGCGGAATCTGCTGCGTACTACGTCGGCGGGTGGGAAGTCTGCGATATCAAACATGTCACCAAGTCGACTCCTGGCATATTCGATGTAGGTTGGATATCCCACAAGAAACGACTGCAGGGCTTCGTCAAAGTCTTGGCGGACTTTACGCATTCGAGCAGTGTATTCGGGGATTTTACGGATCGGTAGAATTCGAGTACCTGAGGTTTCGTTCCAGTCGAGTGTGTTGGCGTAGTGGTAGCTTCGGGCTTCATTGATAACCCCTTGAATTTTCTTGAGCGCGTCTTTATGGAGAAGGTGTTTGTTGAACCGGCCTGCGTCTTTGGCGGCACCGTGTTGTTCGTTGGCTTTGGCGCTGACTTTGCTGTCGAATTTTTGGAATGTGCATTGTGAGACATTCAGTGTTACTAGGACTGTTTTGGTGTTGAGGCTCATAGTTTATCTCCTACGATAAAAATTTTGCTCCGAGTAGTCGGGCTTTGGCAATTGCAGTGGTTGTGTCTACTTTGGTTTTTATTGGTGTCAGCACTTCGTTTTTGCGGCGAAGGGCTGCTTCTCGCCGTAAGTTTTTCTGGTGTTCGATTTCCGCTTTTACGGTATTGAGTTCTAGTGTTTCGGGGTATGCTGTTGTTAGTTGTTTGAGTGTGGGTGTTTCGTTATATTTTGTCCAGAGGTCTCGGCGAAGTTGGCGTTGTAGTTCTTTTGCTTCGTTCGTGTATTTTTTGTAGCGTGAGTCGGCTCTGGGTTGAACGGTCATTTCTTCGGTGTCGCCATGAAGTTCCAGGTCTGCAGATATGCGGGTTATACCTTGTTTCATTAGTGGTACTTCACGTGGTAAGTTATAGCTGTTTCCGACGAAGACGTCGAATATTTTTATTGTTTTTTCCAGTTTGTTTTTCTTACTGGTTGAGGTGTTTAGATACGGTGTGGAGTTTAAAATTAGCGCTGCCATTTCTTCTGGGCTTGGGTGCTTTGGTAGGTCGCATTCCTGGTTTAATTCTGTTTTTTCTACTTGTTCTTTAATAATTCGTTCAAGTAAGCTGATTGATAATCGCATTTGGGAGGAACCTTTTTAGTTCGGGAAAACGTATGAGTGCTTTTTCGATTGTTGTTTCTCGTAAAGCTTCGCTTGCTGCTTCGAGCAGGGCTTCTCTAGCTGTGGCGAGTTCGCGAACCCGCTCGTGATATTTTTGTATTGCGGGCGGGATACTGTTGGTTTTTACATAGAGTCTTGTATAGTAGCCGCCGCCGCTGATGGTGTCGTCGTTGTATTCTTTTGCGTTGAGTGCGCCGTATTTATTGGGTGGTAGGTTTACGTTCCATAGATTGACGTTGTGGTCTGTGCTGAACATTACGCGCCGCCAGATATCTTCATAGAAATGGGGGTGAATTTCTTTGTCTATTTTGTATTTTTCTAGTAGCGGTAAAGATTCCTGGTAGTAGTCAGGCTCTTTGATTTTTTCTTTGGCTTGGTTGAAAAAATTATTGATGCTGAGCCTGACTAAGGAGCGTATTTCGTTGTTTGTTCTCACAGAAGAATGTCCGTGTTGTCCGCGATCCATTCGGCCATTTCCTTGGTTTCGAGAAGATCGGGTGAGCGTTGGATAGTCATCTTGACTGTCGGGACTTGGAACTCATCTGGCATGCGGCGCAGGTATTCGTTGACTTTTGGGATGTTCTTTTCGGTCATGTGTTCTGAGAGCATGCCTGCGGTGGCGTATAGCGATGCTGGTTCTGAGGGCATTGGTGTGCCTTGGGGATCTTTTTCGATTGATTCGATGTCCGGTAGGTCACGGTAAATTCGGATATAGGACATGAATTCGCCAGCTGCAGCTTCGCCGACGGCGGCAATCAGCATTTCGTATTCCAGGTCTGGTGTTGCGTTATCCAGGATGCGAGATGCGTAAGCCCATGTACGCGGTGTTGCGAAAGAGCGGTGATCTTTGCCGGGATCGTGGTCGTGTAGCATTTCCGGGCGGAACCGCATGAAAGATACGATTTCGGGGCGGATATTGTTGTTGTTCGCCCAGTTGACCCAGTCGTTCAGCTGCGGTTCGAAATCCACGTGAATCAGCCTGTTGTTCAGCGCTGAGGACATTTTGTTTGCGAGAGCCCGATCTTGTGCGCGGTTACCGGCACAGATGATTCTCCATCCTTCGGGGAGTTCGTAGTCGCCTACTTTGCGGTCCAGGATCAGTTGGTATGCTGCGGCTTGGACAGAGTGCGAGGCTTGGTTGATCTCGTCGAAGAACATGATTCCTTCGGGCTCAACATCGGGGTTTGGCAGGAAGTGTGGTACGTTCCAGATGGTGTAGCCGTCTAGGCAGGAAGGAATACCTCGGATGTCGACGGGGTCCATTTGTGAGAGGCGTATGTCTCTTACGGGGATGCCGAGGGAGGCTCCGATTTGGAAAACAGTTTCGGATTTACCTACTCCGGGTGCACCCCATATCATGACGGGGATGTCAGCGTTGAGGCCTACTTGGATTGCGCTTGCAGCTTTGGACGGGTTCATATTTTGCTCCTAGTGAAGTTTGCTTGGGTCGGGTTTGCCCTTTAGTTCTCCGGTGTCGCCGTCAACTTGTTTGACGCCTTCTACGTCACCAGCTTCGATGGCTTTCTTGAGAACTTCGGGGAGTTGTTCAAGGGTTTTCTGGATGATTCGCGGTATTTGATCAACCGCGTCCAGGGTGGTTGTGATAACAATCACTTGCTCGGCCGGTTGGGTCAAGACCATTGCATTTCTCTGGTCTGTTTCTTTGTAAAGCTGGCAGATGACTGAGGATAGGATTGCGATGCCTTTTTCCGGACCCATTGCTTTGAGGCAGGATTCGGTTAGGGCTTCGATGGTTTGTACATCACTTTTGCTCATAATTTTTCTCCGGTTAGAATAAAAAACGCCCACGGCAGTCGTAGCTGCGTGGGCGAAGAAAAGCTAGGTTAGAGGAGGTAGGTTACCTAGCTTTTGTGCTCGTCAATAATTTTTGTTAGATCTTTGACTATGGTTTTGGCTACTTCTTCGTCTATTTTTAAGACTGATGGTTTTGTTTCGCCTTTGAGGCCGTCAACCAGTTTCTCTATGATAGACGATGCTGCTTCCTCTTGTTTTTTCATAGCCGTGTATATCATGTAGCCATGTTTGTACCATTTGAATGTCGTATATGCATGTATGCCACTCAGAAACCCCATCATGATGAATGCGGCGTCCGCACGATTTATCGGGTCTCCGGAGTTGATGCTCATGAAATACATTGTTGATATAGCTGCAATAAGGATTGCCGGGACTAGTAAAAGCTTTATTGTGGGGTTCATATTTTTCTCCGGGCACGGTTTTATCCGTGTAGTTGGTGGTAACAGTGTTGGACCATTATGGCCTGTTTGATTGCATCATCTCGTGCATCGTGCGCGGTGCCCGATTCCACGTTGGGCATGGGGTCATCTGGGTATGCGAGTTCGATAGTTGTTCTGAGAGACCGGTGCTGATGGTATGCAAAAGGTGAATTATCATTAATTGACTTAAAAGCATGATTGAGAATGACGATATCAAAATCAGGGTCGTTTGCATAGTATCTGTCTGCTGTTTTGCTTTCTAACCACATTCTGTATTTTAGAAGGGCTGTGTTAAGGGGCATCAGAGGATCACGGAAGAGTGATTTCTGGGCGTCTTTTGATTGTTTGAGCCACCACTCAATTGTGCTGGCGCTCATGGTTCGCCCGAATTTTTCGTTTGATTCGAGCGAAATGTTTACGTTGAACGAGTGTTTTGCTAGAGATTCGTGCGAATCTTTTCCCGCTACATCGAAGTGGACGGCACCGATGGATACGATGGCGGCGGTTGGTATGACGTCCATCGTTTCGATGTCGACCATTATTGCGGGTCTTTTCAAGTTAGAACTCCGGTTACGGTTATTGATATGCGGAGTTTGATTCCCGCATTTGCTGTAAGGTGCCAAACACATGGTGGGGAATCCCAGACGTCGCCTGATTTCCAATTAGTGACGAATGTTTCTTTCATTTGTATGATGTGCCCAATGTGCCAGTCTGATACGGCAATGATGCGGCGGCCGATAAGACCTAGATCGCATTTTGAGTTTGCGCGAGCTTCGGCGGCTGTCATATTTTTTTCAGTGAATTCAGACGCCATTACTAGGTGTGGGTTGATGTGTGCGTTTCTGTCGCGCCAGCCTTGCATCGTGTCTGAGTGCCAGGGGATTATTGATCCGGGTGGCATTACGAGTAGGCGGCATAGGCAGTTGTCCCATTGCATTCCTATTTTTTCGAAGGCTTCTTTTCCTCCTATTAGGGCTTTTATGTCGTTGTTGCTTGTGCCGAGTACGCCCCAGTTTGCGTGGTATGTGTTGTTTTCGTCGTAGCCTACTGTGGCTGGTAGCCCGCTACCTTTGATGGTTTCTCCATAGTGGTAGTCTTGGAGTTTTACGCAGTGTTCCTGGCATATGTCTCGGTTATCTAGCATATATTCGTAAACTGTGGGGTATAGGTTTCCCAAATTTGTTATGTGTTCGATTTGGTGGTGCCCGGTAGATAGTCCGTTTTGGGTATAGTCTAGCCATTTTTGCCCACTTCCGTTTTCAATGTAGTCCCAGAGATTCATTGTGCCCTCTTGATTTCTTGTAGAGATTCGGCGATTGTGGACATTTGGTGAGCTATCATAGCTAGCGCTGTTGTTATTTCGGTTAGGTTTGTGTTTATTATTGCAAGTTCACATTGGGTTGCTGTGAGCTTGCTCGTTAATCCGTTCGTTAGTCCGTAAATAGCATCTGCGGTTTCTGATGCGTAGCTTGATCCGCCGTGGTTTGTCATCATAGTTTAGGCCTTAGTATATCGTGTTTTTCCTCGCTTATATAGGTTATTCTTGCTGATTCTACGTTGGGGCAGTTATTTAATATGCCTATTGCTGCCCATAGTGGTGTTTGGAAGTGTATCCATGGTGGTAGTATTAGCAGGTTTTTTACAAACCAAGCGCCTGTTATTTCTCCTTTGAGCATTGTTTGTTGTACTGTGTCGTTTTTACTTTTTATTTCTATGTGTGCCGTATAATCTGTTGTTATTTCGCCTTCTTTTGGAGAGTAGTATTCGATGTATTTTTTAACTCCTAGCAGGCGGTAGTGTGCTTGGTATTCTTTTTGGATTTTTCGGCGGTCAGCGATCATTTTAGTGCACTTTCAAGTAGGCGGCGTTTTCCGAGTAGTTCATCAGCTTGTTTTTTGAAAAACTCCCAGTCGCTTGCTAAGATTTGTACTTTTGTTGAGCCTTGGGTAATTTCCAGGCGAAGCTTGCTGTGCGCCATGCTTGCGCCCAAATGGGTGCGTTTTAGTGAGCCGTCGCATGCGCTGTGTTCTATGCTGTGGCCTATTACGCGTGGCGATATTGGTGTTTTAGCTGTTGGCATTATGGGTGTGTTATGGCTGGGTGTTTTTGGTCTTCGAAGTCGATGTGAATGAGGTTACAGTCGTGGCGACGGCACCATACTTGTAAACCTTTTTCTGTAAAGCCGAATTCAAGATCGGCCCATACAGCAGGTGAAACTCCGTCAGGGATTTCTTGGAGGCACATGCCGCAGTGGAAGTAGGAGATGATTTCATTTGGTACCTTCGCGTTTGTCATTTTAGTAATCTCTTTTTTGCTATGAGTTCCTCAACTTGTTTTTTCAGGAACTCCCAGTCTTCGGTGAAGATGACAATTTTGCTTTTGTCATCGCGGCTTTGCGCAAGGGATAAATACTGCCGCCCATCCTGATTGATAAGGATGTTGACAAGCGTACGTGTCTGTGTGGGGTTAGGCGTGTCTTTGTGGGCGATGACAACTCCTGATATATGTGTGGGGGTAGCATCTGAGCTACCGTTGTTGCTGGTCATGGTTTTTTCCTGTGTGGTAGTCATTGATTCCGAGCATTTCCCATTCGAAATGAATTTCGCGATGGCAGTTTGAACATAAGAGGTCACACTTTTGGAGTTCCGCGATAAGTGAAGCGTATGATTTTCCAAGCGATGTTCCAATACTGAATGTTTTCTCCGAGGGGACGCGGTGGTGAAATTCTAGAGCAGATATGCACTGGTTGTATCCGCAGATTTTGCACGATCCACCCAAAGTTTTTATGCACCAAAGTTTTTTCTTTTTGCGGTGTTTGGTGACAGCTTCTTGATTGCATTTGCGGCATCTCCAGCGCTTGTCATTCCACATGTGTTCGGTGTCGCCGTGGATGGCACATTTGTGTGTTTGGCTTGGGTTCAAATTATTGCCTTTTAGTTATCGAACCAATATACGAGCCGAATGTGGTCCATGTTTTGTTTTTCGATAACATGGGGCCATTTGAGTTTGCGCTTGATGTGTGCTTCTACGCGTTCGTGCATTGGGCCTAGTGGTGAGTCCGCCCCGCGAAGTACGCGGTACTGTGCCACGAGGAGTCGAAACTCTGTTATGGTTATGTGGTTGGCGGAGTGTGCGTCGGCACCCCAGCGTTTGTATAAGGTGTCGTTTTTTGAGCATGCGTCGTCAGGCCACCCGCGTTTTTTGGCGGTGGGGCCTTCTGGTTCGTAGCGAACTCCAGGCGAGAGGATACCGAATTTTTGGTACCAGCGGTGGTCGTCGATTTCGGACACGACCCACGGGCCTTCCCATGATATGTCTTCGATTTCTTCATCGGTGGCGTCGGGGCTAGGCTCGCGGTAGTATTCGTTCCGTTCCCATAGATCGAAGGTTTCCCATTTTTTGGTGGTTTCGCTGTAAATTTCGCTGTAAAGATGTATATCGCATCCCATGGTTTTTTCCTTATTGAATATAATAGAACCGATCGGATTCGAACCGATGTCTGCTCAATCCGCCCTTATTACCAGGCTTCAAGCGAGCCGTGTTTCCTTATTACACCACGGTTGTTTGGGCTACGAGCCCACCTCCGTACACGCTTCTCATAAGCGCTTTGAGGGTTCATTTGGTAGGGTGTTTCGCTAGTTGGCTTTTCAGGTTGCGTACCTGATAGGCGCGTTTGGCGAGCGCTTTGTTGGCGCGTTGGACTTCACCCAGGTAAATAAGTGATTGTAGGCGGTAACGATCGGCGAGGCGAGCGTTTTCTGTGGCCAGGTTTTTGTAGTAGCCGAGATGGCCTTCGAAGTTGGGTTGTTCGGGTTTTTCGATGAGTTTCAGGTGTTGTTGGGACATGTTGTTTCCTCTTGGTATGTGCGAAGTGCGAAGTGCGTAGCGCCACGGGATCGAACCGCGCCGTTTTAGTTTTGGAAACTTAACCGCCCCTTGGCTGAGCGCTACATTGGTTGGTTGCGGGGGGTGGATTTGAACCACCGAGGTCCGGGTTATGAGCCCAGATTGAGACCGACCTCCCCCGCCAGAATTTGCTCCGTGTTTGTTCGGCTGTCCTACAGCCACTCACCATCCGAGCAAGAAAATGAGAGGATCACGGCGTCCTTCGTGCTCTGGCTCCAAGAGCTGGGATCGAACCAGCGACCATCGCTTTAACAGAGCGGCGCTCTACCTGTCTGAGCTATCTTGGATTAATCTAGTTTACCGTACATGTACGATACCGGTTCGTCAAGCGAGAGGTCGAAATCGACGTCGATGTCTTTGATTACTTCGGTGAGGATCTGTTTGATTTCGCTGTTTTTGTATCCGTCGACGGCGAGTCGTTCCTGGAGTTGTCGTTTTGCTTCGGTGTGCGTGGTTGCGTCGAGCATGTATTCGACATCAGTCAGTATTTTTGCTTTGACTTTCATCATTTTTGTGTTTCTCCAGTTCTTTACGAGCGAATTCTTCCTGAATTTCCAGGACGTGGCGGGCTTTGCCGATGTCTTCGATGTGCTTTTCGAGCCCGCCTTTGTTGCGGCGAAGGTATTTGTCAACTTTGCAGTATACAGCAGCTTGCAGGCCTTCGTAACCAAAGTTGTTGTATGTTGCTTCTAGCGGCTGCACTTTCATTGTTTTGTAGTGGTCGCCGCCGATTTGTTGGTCGAGAGGTGAGCTCATAGTGCTTTTTTCCGGTTGCCGAGGATTTGTATCGCTCGGGTGATTGTGTGTGCTACATGCTCACGCTTGAACACTTCTGCTCGCCCCACGGTGTTGATGTGACTGTCCAGGAAGTGCTGGAGCTCATCTTCGACAGTTTCGATTTCTTCGGCTGGCACAACAAATTCGAGCTGAATGGCGTAGCTGGTTTGGGTGCAGAGGGTTGCTGGAGTGTATTCCGTAATTGGCTTGGTAGGCATAGTGCGTAGACCTTTAGGTTGTGTTCAAGTTTGTAGCGACTGATTTCGCGTCGCCCTTCGTAGCGGCATTCTTCGAAGTACGAGGTGCTAGGTGCTTCGTGCAACGTCACTTCGGGGTTGCTGGCGAGAATTATGATGAGGGCGTAGTATATCATGATTTCAGCCATTGACGAGTTTTCCAGCGGACGTTTGATTTTTTACTTTTCTCTCTTAGTTCAGTGGTATACCCGTCTGTTTCTTCTAGTATAGTGGTGGCTTTGCGCGCGGCGGATTCCAGTTCCGCGATGCGCTTGTCTTTTGTTTCACAGCTTTCCCATAAAAGAACTTTGTATTTCTCTGCCGCTTCCATTGCGGTGATGATTTCGTCCAACAAATTAGGCCAGCCCGCCTGTCCTTCTGCACGCATTTCTTTCTGGGCTGTAATAATTTGCGCTTTCAAGTCTTTATCTGTTGGCGTTTTTTGCTCTTGCTTTCTTTTATCCAGATCGATGAAAAAAGTTTCTCCCCGATTATCCATTGTTTTTTGCTCTCGCTCCATTCGCTTTATAGCTTCCTGCTCTGCTTGTTTTATTTGCCTACTCATTTCCTTGTCCTCGTTTTTCTGGCTATCTCGCCCAGTACATACGCCATTCCGCCAGCATCCCGATGCTTTTCAATCCTAGCTAAAGCCGCATCGAGACGTTTGTTCTCTTTTTCGGCACGAACAGCTCTGGTGTAATAGGCAGAGTTGTAGTTCATATTATTAGATAATGCTGCTTTTAGATTTGCGATGCGCTGCTTTGCCGCTTCCAGTGCGTCGGCTGCCGCATCAAAATCACCTGTTTGCAACCCGTGAGTAGACCAAGTTTTTTCAGCTTTTCGCAGCCGTTCAATCAATTCCTTATCCGTCGTCATCTCCCGCCCTCGTTTTTTTAGCAGTTGGGCCAGGCGGTACACCATTCGTCTGAAGAACCCTTCGAGGACGAAGTTCCATTACCCACAGATCCCCCCGAAGACGTGCCCGAGTTCCCGGAGTTTGTGCCTGTGGACGAGTCATCACCAGAATCTTCAGACCCTGATCCCGAATCGCCGTCACTATCGTTGTCGTTTTTGCCATTGCCTTTTCCACCGCCGTGATTATCGTGGTCGTGTCCGTGGTTACTGTGACCTTTCGCACCAGCGAAAGCGGGCGGGAGTGTCGCGATACTGAGGCCGAGGGTGATGAGTAGCGTGATGAGTACATTTTTCATGGTGGTTCCTGTTTTGAGTGTGAGTGGGGAGATTAGCAGTTTTCTTCTAGCTCTTCTACTAGTTTTCGGAGACCCACTACAAAGCGGGAGCCGGGGTCGTTTGATTCGCCGGTGAATATATCAGCTGGGTACTTTTCCAGGAATTTTTCGCTTATGCTTACGAATTCTTTGAAGTTGAACTCACGATTGCGCAGTTGTTTGATGTGTCTGATCTGTGCGTTACGTACGTATTCGCTGTATTCTTCTTTCCAGATGATGACTTCGTCTTCTTGGAGCGGGCATGTGCCACGCAGGTTTTCACGCGACAGTGTGACCAGGTCTTTCCATTCTTTGTCGTAGTGGTGTTTCATTTTTGTGGAGGCTCGACGTTGTCTGCTATACCTGTAAAAGCGATGGCTGAACACAGGGCTGCTATTAGTGTTAATGTCCAGTAGCCTGGGTGGTCAGCATCTTGTGTCCATGCGTTAATGGCGAGGACCGATACTGATATCGATGTGAATATCGACAGGAAGAATGCTGTTGGGCCTGCGTTTTTCATAAGAAGAATTCTCTGATGTAAGGGTAAGCGGCCAGGAAGACCATGATACCGCCAGCAGTCCAGGCTAGCCATGGGATGTCCCATACCATAGCTGCGATGTACGCCCCTATGATTGATAGCAGGACAATGTCGATGATGTCGATTTCGATAGTCATGACGCGTAGATTGCGTAGCCGTGGGCTATGCCACTGAGGATGAATGACCAGCCCCAGAGCTTCACTGACCAGTTGGGCAGGTTGTCTGGCTCCAGGATTATTAGGCAAATTGCCACGGATGCGAAGAGTAAGAAGGTGAATGTTAGCATATTATTTAGTCTCCATGCTGTGTCACTTTCAAAGTGGCACAGCACCTCGTACGACGTGCAAAGTGCGTCGCGGGGGTTAGTCTAAATGAGAATGATTCTCAATAAAGCCGTTTTTGTGTCACTTTGAGGGGGTACTGTGCCACTTTGAACGAACCAAAGTGGCACAGTTTTGTTCTCACTTTGTTCTCACTTTTGGGGTGAACGCGAGTTTAAATAGGGAGTATAAGGTACTGTTTATATTGTATTTTATATTATACATAGAAGTACTAAGTACGAAGTACGAAGTGCTAAGTGCGAAGTGCTGTGCCACTTGTGCCACTTTGAAACGGGTTCTCGCCATGGAAATTATTTTTTATCTTTTTGTTGCTGTGGCTGGAAGTCGAACCAAAGTGGCACAGCTAGTACTTTACTTTAACTGTTAGCTGTAAGTTGTTGATTGTTACAAATCGTCTATTTCCCAGATTTCGGCGGTGTCTCCTTCGATAACCAAGACTTCGGAGGTGCGCCCCAGGCAATCAATCTGGAATGAGTTTCCTTTAGTAACGATGCCAGCTTTGGCGTTGTCAGGCCTATAATTTGAATGACCCACAATTTGTCTTGTCTCAATTGGCTCAAACTCCTTCCACCAGTCGCACCAGTATAAACCACCGATTGAGTCCCGTCCGCCTCTTGCACGCCCAATCTGATTGAAGCTTCCTTTAGCGAGGTATTCTTCGAGGGTTTCATTTCGGTCCTCTAGTAGTTTTGCGGATACACCAGCGTGAGAGATGAGCCAGTTATCTATCCATATGTAGTCCATGAGCGGGGTCATATCAACGCTCCAGTTGACCCGGTTTTGTAGTTCATATGAGTACCCGGAGCATTGCATTGTGGGGTCGAGGTAGCTCATTTCGTGGTTGCCGCGTAGGGCCCATACACGGTCGGGGTGTAGGCGCGCAGCGTTAGTGACGAGGTTGATTGTGTGTAGCTGTTCGAGCATCGAGCGATCGAAGCTATCGAGATAATCGCCGATAAACACTACCATGTAGCCTTTTTTGTCGAGGATAGTTTCGACGATTTCGTATTGGCCGTGGAGGTCACCTACTACGACTAGTTTTTTCATGTGTTTTTCCTTTTATTTGGCGCAAGCGCCAAGCTTCATAAGCGCTTTGCTGTAGAATACAGAAGAAAGCGTATAGAGCAGCTAATATGTACCAGCCAGGCCATAATAGTATGCCGACTAGTATTGCGTCATATGTGATATCAACCCAACGCGGCAGGACTGTGAATGATGCTGAGTCTGTGTCGAACGTTTTGTCTGCCGCTCCTTCGTGCAGGAGTGCAAGGCTTGTTAAGGCGTAGAAACACACTAGGAAAGTGATGATGTGTTCGGCTGGTTCGAAGTTGTAGAATACAGCCATAATAGCTATAAATAGTACCGAGCCGTTAATGGCAGTCCAGCGGGCTATGAGTATAAGTTTCATGTGTTTTTCACCACGTGGTAGGTTATGAAGCTGATCATGATTACGACTGCGATGAGTGCAATGCAAGATGTGATGTCAGTTACCATTTTGTCTGTTAAGCATTCCATGGTGAGGTCCTATTTTGAGTAGTTCTTTGCCCACCCACCTTCAGCTGCCAACGGTAAGTCGGGAGCCCAAGCAGGAGGCGTCGACATAACCTTATTGATGTAGGCGTAGACGCCAGAGGCGTATTCTGTTTTGCAGATTGCGATAATCTCATCATGCGTGCTCGAGACCACCCTGATTTTGGCTTTCTGGTCGACCGTATAGATCTGCTCAGCGATGACGATGCGCGCCAGGGCCTGGATGATGTTCTCAAGGATTATTCCTCCGTAGAGTTTTTTACCTCCGTCGTAAACCCAAGATGCATCTTCTTCGTCCCACCGGAGGTTGTTGTAGTGTAAGACCATGCCGTTTGGGAGCGTGATCCCGCCGTGGCCAAATATGAGACCGTTGAATTCGTAAGGTTTACTATCTTTAATACGTGGTATAAGCGAGTTGAGCTTTTCCCACATCGCTTTTGTTTTTTCATTGACGGACCGCCATTTATTGACAGCGTTTTGTGCTTCTAGCTGGCTGAGGTGTACAGGAGGTGTGCCCATAAAGCCAAGTGCGGCATTAACGCGGAGCTTACGCCAACCCATGTTGTATCCAAGAGCCAGTTCGAGCATCTTCCCGAAGAATCTTTCGTGGATATGATCTTCTTTGTTACACTCATAACCGTAATGGTTACTAGCAGCATAAAGATATACATCCCCCCCGTTGCGAAGAATATCAAGCTTGTTGAGTTCCCCGCAAAACCAAGCGTTGAGGCGTAGCTCAATTTGAGCACTGTCAACCACAACCACACTGAACCCGTCAGGAGCGTAAATAGAACGGCGTAGTACACCACTAGCAGGGTTGTTAGGGTTGTATCTTGGGAGATTTTGAACATTTAAACCGTCCGCACCTGACCATCGGCCAGTGTGCGCTCCGTAGTAATTGAGGGGCATTGGCATAGCGCCTTTGAGCCCGATTTCATAAAAAGCGCGGGCCCTGGTCAGTTCAATGGTTGATTTGACCAAGGCCCTTGCTTCCCAAACTATCGCAAATTGCGGGTTGTCTACCTGCAGTTCTCTGTAGGCAAGGTCGGTTTGAGCGAAGGCGTAGGTAAGTTTCCCGGTTGGTTTACCAGTTACTTTATCCTTGCTTTTGCCCACCTTCATTGGCACTTTGAGGCCTTGAGACTCTATCCATCGTGCAAATTGCGGGTTTGATGACAATACCTTTTGGGACACTGGACATCGAGATAGTACGTCGTTGCGGTGATCTTCGAGGCGTTGTATTTCATCCGCCAGTAGATCTGTATCTAACTGGAGGACAGGCTCTGCTGCCATTCGTGCTGTGAGTGACATCAGATAGCGCTCCTGTTCGGGGAGCACGTCTTTTAGTAAGTCGTAAAGTTTGTATGTGAGTTCTACATCTTGTATGCAGTATTTCTTTAGGATTTCATTTTCTTCCTCCGTAAGTGTTCTCTTACCTTTTGTTTTATCGAGGCCGGTAAGTTTACCTTGTTTGACCCCGAGTATACGTATCGCAGAGTTCTCCAGAGTTTTTCGTTCTGAAGATGGAAGAAGCACGTTAGCAATTGATTTTGTGTCGAAGTACTGCGCAGGGCGATGGCCATAAACATCGTTGAGAATGAGCCCGTCGAATGTAAGGTTGTGGCCCACGAGGATGGAAGAACTCCATGAAACATTGCTGAGCGCGCTTCGTATGGATTCCGCAGTCTTGTAGTAGTGGGTTCGAGCCCTACCCACTTTGATTCCAACGCCTTGCACCTTGAACCTATCATCTCGTATGTAAAGCGCTGTTTTGATTTTTCTGAGTGAGTAGTCTTGGTCATAGTAGGTTTCAAAGTCAACAGTGACTGGTTGTAGTTGCATTTAATCTGCCCATATGTAATGGATCTGGTAATCCTCTCCATCTAGTTGTTTTTCGTGGTTGAATTTGTAGTCAAACACGAAGCAAGATGCCACTGAGACACAGTTTAGATCTGTGTATTCTTTATTATTATACACAAGCCGCGCAGGTATTAAACCTGTTGCTTGCTCACCATCATCATCGTACTTTTCGCCGAATTTGACATCACCTAGTAGTCGCCAATCGGCTAGTATTTGTTGTCGTGTTTTCATTACGTATTACTTACGCAGGTAGTTAGAGCTAAGATGGCTAACCATAACGCGCACCAACCCACCATATCAACTAGGCGTTTCATGGTTCTGTTGAAGTCTTGCAGCTCTCTGACTACAGCTGCTTTGGCTTTTATTTCTTCGGGTGTCATGGTATATCTCCCTGCGAGACCCACTTGGTCTCGGGGTTTTTGGGCAAAAAAATAGGCGCTACCCGTGTGGGTAGCACCAAAGGCGGGGACTCAGTGGTAGCCCCAGGCAGTGTAGCAGCGGTCTTTTTCCTCATCTTCGGGTGACCGGTATACGGTGTCCGCGCCGTTTTCGGCGGGGTCGAAAGTGTCGAACTCGTGGTCGTTGAGCGCCATCATGAGTTCTGAGGCAACGGCCTCGTCTGTGGTTCGTATGACTTGGCCGGTAGGGCCGATGAATTCATAGATCATCGATTATCTCCAATGTACGATGGAAATGAAACTGCCCTCGACCGAAGCCGAGGGCAGGGAGTGCCTAGTCTTCCTCGTTTTCGGGGAATACCTGACGTTCGATCAATGAGAGCTCTTCATGAGCTTCGAGGATCAGTTTGACTTGTCCAGCTTCCTTTGCTCGGACGGCGTCGTAAAAGGCACCATACTGGTTGACGGTTGCGCCTGGATCGCCCAGAGCCCATACCATCGGTCGGATGAGATCCTTGATGGTGAGTATGTCGCCGGGGCTGACCTTTGCCATTTCCGAGGCGGGGCAGTCGATCATGCTGATGACTGCTTTTTCCATTTCGGCTTGGTTCAGCCAGTCAGTTTTGTAACTGACGAAGGTTTCGGCGATGACTTTCTTGACGCCGGGATCATCAGTTGCAGCTGTGAGTGCCGCTAAGGCCTGACTATCCGAACGGTTGGTGACTCCGTTGCAGAGGCGTTTGCAGGCGTTCATGATCGCTTCCTGCATGTAGGTGGGCGAGCTCGGGACGAACTCGTAGTCGAGGGCCAGCGAGATCAAGGCCAGTGCAACAGCACCGCCATCACGTTCATCGCGGTCGTATTTCGGAGCAGTCAGGATAGACGACTCGGAGGCTTTGGACATCCAGCCGTTTTCGGACTGGGGTAGTTCGCCTGCAGCATCGCGACGAGCGGCGAAGAAGGCTTCACCTTGGTCGTTGCGTGCTTTCCATGCTGCTGCGTTGATGCCAGCACGAAACAGCTGAAAGCTGAGGCTGCGCTTGGCGAGCGGCGAATCATGGAATACAGGGTGGATCAGGTCGCTGCCCAGCTGTGTGAAATGCACGTTGTTGGGCATGTGTGCGTTGGTGTTGACTTTGTCGTTCATGGGTATCTCCATTGTTGACGATTAATGATCAGCAGTCAGTCTACTGATTTCACGAGTTTAACCAGTGGCTGAGCCCCGCGAGGCCCGGCCACCGGTCGGTCGGTTTATTCTGCTTCTTCCATTATTAATTGGAGTTTATGATATGCAGCTACGAGTTTATCGACTGATATCAAAGTTGCCAGATTATCGACTTCGACGAAGATGTTACTCGGCATTAAGAGTTTTTTGCCATTACATCCGTGGTCGATGGTCGTGCCGTATGTTCCGATGGTGATTTCGGGGTACGTATCTTTGCTTAGTTGGTATGGGCCTGAATGTATTTTAGCCATGGTTAGAACTCCACGAATGCTTGGAAGGCGATACCAACGAGAAAATAGCTGGCACGCACTTTGAAGTGTTTGTGTAGCGGTAGCGATACGGTTGGCATTGCGTATGGCATTATGTCAAGGCTGTATCCGGATACAATTCCGTAAGCTAGACCGAAGTCCATGCCAGCAGCGTTGGTGAAGAAGCGGTCGTTCAGTCCGTAGATGGTCCAGCTTTCTTCGTCGACGCTGTTTTGGTATTGCATAACACCAAGCCAGTCGCCGTCATCAGTGATTCTGAGCTCTATGACACGCCCTTTGTGGGTTTCATTCCACGGTGTTCCATCGCTACGTTCTCTATCGAAGTGGTAGCTGGTCGGCATCACACCGATGCGCAGATGTTGGGCCTGGGCTTGGCTGAAGAAGCCTATTGTGCCAAGTATAAATAGTATGACTAGAGCCGTTACTCCGATGCCTTGAGCTACTCTGAGCCAGAAGAATGTATAGCGATTCATGATTTTACTCCTTAGTGCAGGTGAACGGTGGTGAACGGTGTTTCCTGCGGTGAAACATCAGTTGTGTCAGACTGTTGCATAAATACAACAGTCTGAGTAGGTATGTGATTAGTATGCTCCTAGCACCGCCAGCACGAACGTCGCACTGCGCACGAGGAACAACGCACCTAGCACGAGGCACACTGTAATGAGCACACGGTTGATAGTGATGAGTGGCTTAGTACTTGGTACTGAGTGCGTGATACCACGTAGCTCGTGCTGTGTGGGTTGTATGTTACGCCATTGCTTGATAGTCATAGTGTGTATCTCCTGTTGAGTTCATAGTAATGACCAGTGCGTCGCGCAGTGACGCTGTACTTCGTACTATGTACACAGCACGTTGTCAGGAATCTTTGGGGCCCCATATTGGCGTTGCACTTTGTACGTCGTGCTGTGTGACTTCGAACCGGTCGGGGAGTGCAAAGTTGGCGACGGGGGTATGTGGAATGGAGACGACCATAATGCTAATTTTCGCCGAAAAAATTTTTTTCAGAAATTGCTTGCTAAATTTATTTTTTCTGTGCGCATGCGGAGAGTAGTGTATACTCCCCGCATGCAGCACCGCGCACCTCGCACTTCGCACCACCCAAAACGCCCGTGGACAGCCTACTACCGCCTGTATCGCGCGAGGATGTTTCTGGGAGGTGCGAAGTACAAAGTGGCAGCCCCGCAGCCCATCAGGCAATAATGCGACTATGAAAGAGCTGGTAGTCAAAAAAGATTTAGAGAGCATGCTATCGGAACTTACCCCGATGCAGAAACTTTACACAGAGGCGCGGCTTCACGGTCTTTCGCCCCTTGATTCCGCTAAGGCGGCAGGATTTAAGCACCCATCGATACAATGCCACGCATACGAGAAGCATCCCCGGATTGCTCCGATAGTTTCTATGGCGAGTGCGAGGTCTATGGAGCGCTATCAGCTCTCACGAGATCATGTGATCGAGGGGTTCATGGATGCAGTAGCAGCTGCTGGTTCGAGCACAGAACTTACAGCCGCCTGGCGCGAAATTGGGAAGATGTTAGGGCATTACGCTCCGGAGCTCCACGAGCACAGAGTAAGTGTCGAGAATATGACACTGAACAAGCTGGAGACAATGTCGGACAGGGACTTGGCGGAGCTCGCCGAAATGGACGAATTTACATTACCCCGCGACCACGAGCTAGTCGCGAACTACAAGGTACTTGACGAGGAATGACGCTACAAGACATAGCGCTGGTCATTGGCATAACGCTGCCCATTATGGGTGGCGCTGGCACCGGTGCGAAGCTCTATGGGGACAGGTACATCTGGGTGGCCAGCGACACGTACAACCAGACAGAACTACGAAAACTGCAGCGCGAGAAGCGGCTGCTTGAGTTTGATAAGGAAAATGGTACAATCACGCCACGTGGCGAGTTGGAGCTGCGGGAACTCAAGGACCTGGAGAAGCAACTTTTACTACAGATGCAGTGAACATGCACATAACTATTGTACCGCCTTCGAACAAACCTGCAGTCGTCGAGGTCGAGGATATTGAATCCTGGCACGTTGAGGAAGGGGCCCTCCGCGTCCTGCTGAAAAACGGCCACGAAAGGTATTACCCGCTGTCGAACATAGGGTACGTCGAAGTACATGATGACACCTAAGCAGTACCATGAAGAACACCAAGCACCAGTCCCGGATGGACCGCCACGCGTCCCGTCAACTTCGCGCTCGCGGCCTAAACCATATAAGATACGCACGCGGTGGACATTATTTGATAAACATGCCCCTTGGGTCACCTACAAAAGGTACTTCACTAAAGCAGCCCGCGACCGGGCTCTTGCACTTTTGCAGCGCAAAGAATCGTACCGGCGGACCATTGAGTACAAATGAGTGAACTCGTCTGTTCGGATTGTGGGTATACTACTGCGGATAAAAGTCGCTTTGGTTTTGCTACTGGCGTTTGCATTCCGTGCAAAGCAAAGCGTGATTCTTTGGCACTCAAGGAAAAAGCAAAGAAGCGCAAGGCTGAGAAAGATGATCGAGATGCACGAAAGGCAGTCCGCGTTCAGGAGGCCGCAGCCAAACGTGCACGCCGGGTGGCCAAGCGTAAAGCAGAGAAGCAAGCCGCCATCGATGCTGCAAAGGCTGAGCGTGCCGCCCAGCGCCAGGTCAAAGCGTCTAACCACCGAATTAATGTTGCTAAAAGAGAGCTGGCAATCCGCCACCTCTCTCGACATCATCTACTACCATTCGTGCTTAGAATGGAACCGGCGGACTATCTTCCGGGATGGGTGCATAAAGATATATGTCAACGTCTGGAGCAGTTTGAGCGGGATATCCTTGACAAAAAGTCTCCACGCCTTATGCTGCAGATGCCACCTCGCCACGGGAAATCTCAGCTCGCGTCTGTCAACTTTCCTGCTTGGTACCTCGGACGAAACCCTAAGCACGAAGTAATAAGTGCGACGTACGCGGGGTCTCTCGCCAAGGACTTTTCCAAGAAGGTAAGGGGGCTAATGCGCGAACCGAGGTATAAACATGTATTCCCGAAGTGCACTCTTAATAAGGACTCACAAAACATTGACGGATGGAACACCACTGTCGGCGGCAGCTATGTACCTGCGGGCGTTGATGGTGGCATCACTGGTAAGGGAGCCCATTGTCTCATCATCGACGACCCTGTCAAAAACGCTGAGGAAGCTGAGTCAGCCACACAACGCGCGAGCGTACAAGCGTGGTATAGCTCTACGGCGTATACACGGCTTGCTCCCGGCGGAGGAGTCCTCATCATTCAAACCCGCTGGCACGACGACGACCTGAGTGGCTGGCTTGAAAACAAAATGCACGCCGGTGACGGCGAAGAATGGGAGATCGTCCGGTACCCCGCTGTCGCACTTAAAGACGAGAAATACAGGAAGACGGGCGAGGCGCTCCATCCTGAGCGTTATGACATTGCCGCACTTGCCCGCATTGAACGTGCCGTTGGTCCGAGGGTATGGGATGCTCTCTACCAGCAGCATCCGGTTGCTGAGGACGGAACGTACTTCACTAAGGACATGATGCACTACTATACGGGCAGCCCACCGGCCCGTATGCATTACTATGCAGCTTGGGACTTTGCGATAGGAAAACTCGACCGTAACGACTATACTGTCGGTATCACGGTTGGCGTTGACATGGAAGACAACATTTGGGTTGTCGATTGCCGCAGAGGCCGATGGGACGCGTTCGAGATCGCAGAGGAAGTGGTCTCTATGCATAAAGAACACTCAGCTATGGTGACCGGCGTCGAGCGCGGCCAGCTGAGTATGGCTATTGGCCCATATCTTGACAAGCGCATTTCAGAAGAGCGCGCGTGGGATTTAGCGCTAAAGGATTTGCCGCCGGGGAAAAGAGATAAAGAGTCACGTGCCCGCGTAATACAGGGGCGCATGAGACAAGGCAGAGTGTTCTTTCCTAAGAACGCGCTCTGGATGACTGAAATGAAAGAGGAGCTGATGAAGTTTCCTCTGGGGCAACACGACGACATGGTCGACGCGCTTGCTTATATAGGATTGCTCTTACAAGACATG